TCAGCAGCAAGTTGAAGTAAGCCCAGAACAAAGCAATTGGATGCAGAGCAATCCTTGGTTTCAGCCATCGGCTCAACAAGGACAGCCTGTAAACCCAATGCATAAAGAGATGACTGCGATTGGTTTAGCTATTCATGATAATCTATTTCATGAGGGCATTACTGCTAACACCGATCCTCAGACATATTACTCTGAAATAGACAAAAGAATGCGTGACAGATTTCCTGACTACAAAGGTTTTCAGGATGGCAGAGAGGAACGAAGCGCCCCGCCGCGTCAACGTAGAAACACCACCGTGGTAGCCCCTACTTCCAATAGGAATAATGGAGCAAAGACACGCAAAGTATCGCTTACGCAAACTCAAGAGGCTCTCGCAAGGCGCTTGGGTGTTACTATTGAACAATATGCTGAGCAAATGTTAAAACAGGAGATTGGCTAATGTCAGAAGAAAAAACCACACGCGCACCCCACGGCAAAGATTCGCGGGAAAACAGTAAAAGAGTTAGTGATGCGTGGATACCCGCGTCTTCATTACCTGAGCCAGACCACAGAGATGGGATTCGCCATAGGTGGATTCGTACATCAATGTTAGGTCAGGCAGATAATACAAATGTGTCGCAGAAAATGAGAGAAGGATGGGTTCCGGTCATAGCATCAGAATACCCTGAGATCGATTTTACGGCAGAAATGGGGACACGTTACCCCGAAAACATAGAATACGGTGGCCTGCTCTTATGCTCTATTCCCTTAGAGACACTAGAGAAGCGTGACGAATACTATAATAAGGTAGCGAAAAACCAGATCGATGCTGTAGACAATAATTTTCTGCGAGAAGAAGACCCTCGGATGCCTCTTTACAAAGAGAATTCTAGCAGGACTACTTTTGGTCGAAGATAATATTTGATTGTCTTCACAACGAGGATATTGTTATGTCAACAACAGCACTCCCAATGGGGGCGGAACCAGTAGGCGGTCTAAGCGCTTGTGGTTCTTTCTCCGGCAAGGTTCGTCATATCAAAATAGCTAGTGGTTATGCTACTAATATTTTTTATGGTGACTTTGTTAAACTAGTAGCGGCAGGTACTGTCGAAAAAGATGCCGGAACAACTACACTAACTCCGGTTGGCATTTTCATGGGCTGTTTTTATACAGACGTAGGTACTGGTCAACCAACTTTTAATCAAAGTTGGCCCACAGGAACTGTAGCGGCTGACGCTATGGCTTATGTTTTAGATGATCCAGATTGCGTTTTCAGAATGCAAGGCAACGGCTCTCTAGCTCAAACAACTTTGGGCAATAATATTGCTGTCGTTCAGACAGCGGGTTCTACCTCTATCCAGCGAGGCAGGAATTCGGTTAACGCCGGAACTGCTGCAACTACAAACACTCTTCCTTTACGGATTCTTGAGTTTGTTGATGGCCCGGATAGTACGGTAGGTGATGCTTTTACTGATGTTCTTCTGACGTATAACGCCGGAATGCACCAGTATCGTCGTGCTTTAGGCACATAATAGGAGACTAGCAAATGGCTATTTCAAGAGCGCAAATGCTCAAAGAGCTTCTGCCGGGTCTTAATGCCCTGTTTGGCTTAGAGTACGCAAAATACGAAGATGAAGATAAGATGATCTACGAAACTGAATCATCTGATCGCTCATTTGAGGAAGAAGTAAAATTAAGTGGATTTGGTGCTGCACCTGTTAAACCTGAAGGCTCTGCAATCAATTACGATTCAGCGCAAGAAGCGTTTACGGCTCGCTACACCCATGAAACTATTGCTCAAGGTTTCGCAATTACAGAAGAGGCTATGGAAGATAACCTCTATGCTTCTCTGTCTCAGCGATACACTAAAGCCCTAGCGCGAGCTATGTCTTACACGAAGCAAGTTAAAGGTGCGATTCCATTAAACCAAGGATTTACCAATGCCTTTCAGTCTGGCGATGGTACTAACTTGTTTTCTGCCGTTAATGACGGCGTAGCTGGCGGCGGTGGTCATCCACTAGTCAGCGGTGGATTTAACTCTAACCGTCCTGCGACTGGTGCTGATTTGAATGAAACCTCACTGGAAAGCGCAATAATCTCTATTGCTGCGTATACCGATGAGCGTGGACTTCTGATTGCTGCCCGACCACGGCGTTTGATTGTTCCGCCTAACTTGATGTTTGTTGCTACGCGAATCCTTGATTCTGAGCTTCGCACTAGTACAGCTAACAACGACATCAATGCCATTAAGAGCAATGGTTCTATACCTGAAGGTTACTCAGTTAATCATTACCTAACTGACAATAACGCATGGTATATTATCACTGACGTACCAAATGGTATGAAGCACTTCGAGCGTACTCCGCTTGAAACTTCAATGGATGGAGATTTCGATACTGGAAACGTGCGCTACAAAGCGCGAGAACGCTACAGCTTCGGTGTTTCTGATCCACTAGGTATCTTCGGGTCTCCCGGCGCTACTTAAAGCAATGCATAGGCGGGGAGCTTCGGCTCCTCGTTTATTTAATTCTGGGAACATATCAGTTTTAGCGACCATCACCCCAGTGGACGTTACGAAGACGCTAAGACGAATCCTTTCGTAAGAGGTAATTATCATGGCTAGATCACGAAGTTCTTTTGGTTTAATTAGGGCGCTTGGCGGTTACTACATGCAAGGCCCAGATTCCATTGTCGCCTTAACTGCCGACACTGTAATCACTCCCGACAAACACGCTGGTAAGTTAATACTCATTAACAACTCCACGCTCACTATTACTCTCCCAACTATTAATAACGACATGGAGCCTATTACGTCAGGGCCGGGCGAGAATCCAAATACGTTAAATAATACTGGTATCAGTTATGATTTCTTGTTTATTACAAGTTCTGGCGCTAGTACTACTATTCTAGGTAACAGCTCTGCTGATTTAATGATGGGCGGTATTATGTCTGTTAAAAACGGTTTGGCTGGTGTTCATTACCATCAACCTAATGGAAGCAGTAATTATCAAATAGTAATGAATGGAACGACAACTGGCGGCGTTGCTGGTACTCGTTTAAAGATTCAAGCTGCTTTTACTAATAGATACTTTGTTGAAGGTACTAGTATTGGCACAGGAACTCTAGCGACTCCTTTCGCTGGCTAATATATAGCGGGGTTCGCCCCGCTTTTTGGAGGAAACAATGGCAGATGCACTTACAAGCCAAGTAATCCAAGATGGCCCCCGAAGCGCTATCTTAAAATTTACAAATATCAGTGATGGTACTGGTCAGGCAGCGGCTGTTTTGGTAGATGTTTCTAGTCTCAGCTCTGATCCTCTGACTAATCAAGTTTGCAACGGAGTTACGCTGCAATCTATAAGCTATTCTAATGTTGGAATGGGCGTTAATCTGCTATGGGACGCTAATGCTAATGTCCCTCTAATAAATCTTTTGCAGAACTGGTCAGATCAGTTAGATTTTTCTGACTATGGAATACCCAATAATTCAGGAACTGGCAGGACTGGGGATATCTTAATCACCACTACTGGAGCCACCGCTGGAGATGCTTACTTCCTGCTTTTAACTTTAACTAAGTCTTATGTGGCTGTTTAGGTAACTATATTATGGCTAAATTGGAAGTCTTTCAAAACGGAAACTTTAATAACGGCGATCCGGTATTTCAAATTGGCAGTAAAAACTCTGATGGCAGCTACGATGTCAAGGTCTTCGACCTGATGAGTCAGAAGGAAGCCAGTGCCAAACTCAAGTCTATGGGTGTTAAACCTGTCAAAGAGGAGCCTGAAGTTGAAGAAGAGGCTACAAGTCGAGATGATCTTAAAAATATGACAAAGATTCAGCTTGAAGACTTTGCCAGAGACTTTGGGGTAGAGCTAGATCGCCGCGAAAAGAAAGATACCTTGGTTAAGCAGGCTTATAAGGCTCAGTTTGATGGCTAGAGATTACCGCAGCGAATATGATGACTACCACTCTTCTTCAGAGCAAAAAAAGAATCGTGCTAGTCGTAATGCGGCCCGAAACTCCTTAGAGGGTGATGGTCGCGTAAGCCGAGGTGACGGCCTAGATGTTCATCATCGTGACGGAAATCCCCGTAATAACAACGCGTCAAACCTACGAGTTACCTCTCAAAAAGCAAATAGAAGCATTAAAATGAACGCTGGCGGTCAAGCTCGCGGTTCAGGGGTGGCTGTTCAAGGCGTTAGAAACTGTAGAAATGTTTAATTATGGCTACTACTAGAGATGTCACAAGAAATAAGAGCGGTATAAAGTACCGAGGCGAGTCTTTTTCTGGATATAACAAACCTAAGCGCACTCCCGGCGAGAACAAGAAGTCGGCAGTTCTAGCTAAGAAGGGCGATGAGATCAAAATTGTCCGGTTCGGCGATCCCAACATGACCATCAAAAAAGATCAGCCTGCTCGTAAGAAAAGCTTTCATGCGCGTCATAAGTGCGATACGGCTAATGATGTGTTTACAGCTAGATATTGGTCTTGTAAGGCGTGGTGATTTATGAAGGGTAAAGAAAAGGTTGGCTATGTTATGGGCGAGTTTAAGGACGGCAAGTTAAAGTCTAGCTCTGGCAAAAAAGTAACCGACCATAATCAGGCAATGGCTATTGCCATGAGCGAAGCTGGCATAAATAAAAAAATGTTTTCTGGAGGCAGGCTGGGTGATGGCGCAGCCGTTCAGGGCCATACAAAAGGCAGGAATACCTAATGGCAACAAGCGGCACTTATGGTTTTAATCTTGATCTGGGCGATATTATTGAAGAGGCTTATGAGCGCTGCGGCTTAGAGGTTCGTGCTGGATTTGATTACAGAACCGCGAGGCGAAGTCTTGACCTTTTGATGCTTGATTGGCAGAACCGTGGCCTTAATCTTTGGGCAGTAAAAAGCGCATCTTTAACGCTAACCCCCGGAGTTGGAATATATGCTCTTAGTGATGAGAAGTTAGACATAATAGAAGCGTTTATGAGAACGAACGCTGGTGACATTAACAGTCAGTCCGATCTGACTATGCAGAGAATCTCCATCTCTCAGTATTCTCAACAAACAAACAAACTCCTTCGAGGCCGTCCAATTCAGTATTGGGTTGAAAGATCGCCTGCTGGTATCAGTTTTAACGTATGGCCTGTTCCAGATGCCTCGCAAACGTGGACTCTTGGCTATTACTATATGGAAAAGGTAGAGGACTCAGGCTCTCCAGCTTCTTTGGATATGGATGTTCCGGCACGTTTTCTGCCATGCTTGGTGGCTGGATTAGCCTACATGCTTGCTATTAAGAAGCCTCAAGCAGAGTCAAGAATACCTTTTCTGAAAGAAAATTATGAAGAACAGTGGACAATGGCGGCTGATTCGGCAAGAGAAAAGGCTGCTCTATACGTTGTTCCGGGCGGGTATCAATACCTATGAGCAGTTTTGCAAGCGGCAAACACGCCTTTGGCTATTGCGATAGAACCGGATTTCGTTATCCTCTTCGCGATCTTGTGCCTCAAATAGAGGCTGGCAGACCTAATGGGATGCTAGTAGGTCGAGATGTCGTTGATGTGGATAATCCTCAGTGGAAGCTGGGCATGATTAACATGTCTGATCCGCAGGCGCTGAGAGACCCAAGACCTGATGGCGGATATGCTCAAAGCAGAGAGCTTTCTGCATTTAACCCTGTAGGTGGCGGTAACACAGCAATGGGAAGCAGAACCGTTGGTCTGGACTGCTCCGGCCATGTCGGCTCTGTAAAGATAGAAATTATAAGCCCTAATGCTGATGTATCACTGGTAGGCATATCTTCTACAGGCTCTGTGGGGCGCGTTACGAATGGCTAAGTCAAAAGTAAATGAAGCAGGAAATTATACAAAACCGGGCTTGAGAGAGCAGCTTTTTAAAAGCATAAAGGCTGGCAACAAGGGCGGGAGAAATAATCAGTGGTCTGCTAGAAAAGCGCAGATGTTAGCTAAAAGATATAAAGAAGATGGCGGGGGCTATAGAGACTAATGGCTTTAAAAAAACCGCAAAAGTCTTTAAAGAAATGGACTGGAGAAAAGTGGGGAACTAAGTCTGGGAAACCCAGCGCTAAAACGGGGGAAAGATATCTTCCTAAAAAAGCAATTCAGGCGTTAAGCCCGAAAGACTACGCGGCAACCACGGCTAAAAAAAGAAAGGACACAAAGGCTGGAAAGCAGTTCTCTTCTCAACCCAAAAAAATAGCTAAAAAAACAGCTAGGCACAGATAATGGCTTTTACTTTTACGACATTAAAAACAGCTATCCAAGACTATTTGGAGTCTTCGGAGACTACTTTTGTCAATAATCTTCCTTTGATTATTCAGCAGGCTGAGCAAAGAATACTAAGAACTGCTCAGATTCCTGACTTACGGAAGAATGTGACAGGAACTCTTACGAAGGGAAATCCTTACTTGGCTATGCCAACAGACTTTCTTGCTCCGTATTCTCTCGCCATTGAGAATACTGGTTCTGAGTTTCTTCTTTTTAAAGACGTAAACTTTATGAGAGAGGCTTACCCTGTATCTACGACTGAGGGTGCGCCTAAGTATTACAGCATTTTTGATGCGTATAACTTTATAGTTGCTCCGACTCCTTCGGCTAATTATGCCGCTGAGCTGCACTTTATGTTTGAGCCTGAGTCTATAACTGTGTCGGCTACAGGAAAGAGCTGGCTTGGGACTAATGCAGAAATGACTTTATTGTATGCCTGTCTTGTTGAGGGATATACTTTCCTTAAAGGAGAGACTCAGCAGATGGAGTGGTACAATGCTAGGTTTGAAGATGCGGTATCTAGGCTGAAGTCCTTGGGCGAAGGCTACGATACTACCGATAATTATCGATCAGGAATGGTCAGGAGCGCAAGAATCTAATGTTAACTGTTGATTTAGCAGGCAGTGTTGGCTCTGTAATCGTTCAAACCACCAGCAATAGGGGTTTTACACCTGAAGAGATTGCTGTTGATTGTGCCAATAAAATTATTTCTATTGCATCAACTGCTGATCCGGTAATACGTCAGCAAGCAGAAGCTTTTAAAGGAAGGGTACAGGGCGTTGTGCTGGAAAGTCTTAGGCAAAGCGCAAGAAGCGAAAGAACAACCATTTATAATATTTTGTTAGATGCTGGGGAAGAATCCCTAGCCGAGCAAATAAGGAGACTCTGATGGCATTTTCAGGAAATTACATGTGTACTAGCTTTAAGGCTGAAGTCCTAAAGGCTACTCACAACTTTACGAATGGTACAGGAAATACTTTTAATGTTGCCTTGTACACGAATAGCGCTACATTTAACGCCTCAACTACAGCCTATACTACCGCGAATGAAATCTCAGGTACGGGGTATGCTCCAAAAGGAAAGTCTTTAACAAATGTGACTCCTACAACTGGAGGAACAACGGGCTTTACTGATTTTGCAGACCTAACATGGGGTACGGCAACCTTTACAGCTAGAGGTGCGTTGCTTTTTAATGATACGGCAACTGGCGACCCCACCTGTGTGGTTTTAGATTTTGGAAGTGATCAGACATCTACCGCTGGTGACTTTAAAATAATCTTTCCTACAGATGATGCAAATAATGCGATTATCAGGATAGCCTAATGTCCGGTTGGGGTCGCTCCTCATGGGGTTCAGGAGAGTGGGGCGAAAACCCAGATGCTATTATCTATCTTGGCGGTTGGGGTAGAGGCTCGTGGGGAGAAAACTCGTGGGGTTCATCTCTTGGCTTATCTGCCACAGGTGAGGTAGGGGTAGCAGGCGTTCTTGGTGGGGCAACCGTTAGTCTAAACGGACTTGCTGCCACAGGAGTAGTAGGCTCTGCCAGCGTTGACGCGAAAGGAATTGTTGTTCTTAATAGCTTAGTGGGGGTTGGTTCGGTAGGAAGTGTTACCGTTTACCACAATGCTGTTATTTCGGCTACGGGCGTTGCCGCAACAGGTAATGTTGGTTCTGCTCTTCCGCAGGGCGAAACAGTAATTAATTTGACTGGGCTTGCTGCTACTGGCGGCATGTCAGGAGTAACAGTAGCCGCCAAGGCAAATATCTCAGTCACCGGATTACCAGCTACGGGACGGGTAAACGGCGTTACTGTTGACTTGATAAGAAATGTTCCTGTTACTGGCTTATCAGCAACAGCTTCGGTCGGCCCTGTAACTGTTAACACTTTTACAGTAGTAAGTGTTGGAGGGGTGTCGGGCATAGGTGAAGTTGGTAGAATTTTAATATGGGAAAATATTTATCCCAACCAATTTCCAAATTGGATAGATGTAATAACTTAATTGAGGCACGAACATGGCAACCTACGAAAATGATTTAAGGCTAAAAGAAATTGCGACAGGCGATGAAAGCGGAACGTGGGGTACTTCCACCAATGCTAATCTTGGTCTAGTGGCAGATGCCCTTAGCTTCGGTACAAAGCAGATGACTGCGAATGCCGACATAACATTTACAATGCCGAACGCAGCGGCTGATGGAACTCGTTCTCTTTATTTAAAAATAACTTCAGCGGTTTCTCTTACCGCTCCAAGGGCGGTTACTATTGGCCCTAATACCGTTTCTAAAGTATGGATCATTGAGAATTCTACTACTGGAGGCCAAGCAATAACGATCAGACAAGGGTCGGGTTCTAGCGTGAGCATAGCTACTGGAGCCAAATCGATTGTTTACTCTGATGGAGGAGGGGCTGCTGCTTCTGTTGTCAATGCTAATCCGACATCCTCATCAAACGGTACGGTTACTTCTGTTCAGATGGGAGGAGGATCAACAGGTCTTACTTACAGCGGAGGGCCAATTACTGGGTCTGGGACAATTACTACTGCTGGAACTTTAGTTGTTGCTAGCGGCGGCACAGGAGCAACGGCATTAGCTGCAAACAATGTTGTTCTAGGAAACGGTACAAGCGCCGTACAGGTTGTTGCACCAAACACTTCAGGTAACGTACTCACATCAAACGGCACTACGTGGCAGTCAACCACTCCTGCCGCAAGCGGTATATCAGCAGGTCTAAGCATCGCGCTTGCGATGGTCATGGGATTCTAGGAGAAACATAATGTCAAACCCCAATATAGTAGCAGTAACCAGTATTTTAGGAAAAGCGGACGGAGCTAACTTCGCTAATAATACATCCAATGTATTGTTGGCAAATGCCGCTAGTAGCGGCTTTGTGTATAAGATTAACCAGATTGTGGCGGCTAATGTCGATGGCTCTACCGCAGTAAATACTACCGTGGGAATTAATACCGTAGCGAACGGCTCAGGGACTACCTACCCTATCGTGTCTACGGTAAGCGTTCCCGCTGATGCGTCTTTAATAGTCGTAGACAAGACTACTGCAATTTACCTTGAAGAAGACAAGTCCATTGTAGTTCAGAGCGGCACAGCCAGTAAAATTGCTTATACAATCAGCTATGAAATAATAGCCAGCTAGTAAGGAACATACGATGCCTATTGGTAGCGATAAAGGTAATTTTATAAAGCCGGGCTTTGATCCGTTGGCGGCGCAGACCTCTGTAACTTCATATTACCTTTATGTTTGGGGGGAAAACTCTCAAGGTGAACTAGGTATAGGAACATCAGGTTCTGGAGTTAATAAATCGGCTCCCGTACAAATAGATGCAGTGGGTAATTGGGTAAACTACTGGAGCGGCTATACCTTCTCAGGGTCGGTTAAAATAGACGGTAGTCTCTGGACATGGGGGGTGAATAACTACGGTCAACTAGGTAATGGAAATACCGCAGCAACAAGTTCTCCCGGTCAGGTTGGGCCATTAACAAACTGGTTAGAAGCCGCCGCTGGGTATTACCATACTGTAGCCTCTAAACCCGACGGCTCTATCTGGACATGGGGATACAACGCTCAAAGCCAACTAGGCACAGGCAATAACACCAACTACTCCTCTCCTGTGCAAATCGGCGCACTTACCGACTGGAGTAAAACTGCTGCTGGAGGCTACCACGTATTAAGCGTTAAATCCGATGGCACTCTTTGGTCTTGGGGGCTTAACAATTTCGGCCAACTAGGCACAAACAGTGGCGTTGCGCAAACTAATTCTCCAGTACAGATTGGAGCATTAACTACTTGGGCAGAAGTCGGTGTTGCAGCCTTTGGTAGTGCAGCCATTAAAACCGATGGCACTCTCTGGACATGGGGGCAAGGCAGTCCGGGGTCACTAGGCACTGGTTCCAGTGCCAATACAAGCTCTCCAGTACAAGTAGGTTCGCTTACTACTTGGTCTACAATCTCTGGGGGCAGTGGAACCATGTTCGCCATTAAAACAGACGGCACTCTCTGGGCTTGGGGGAACAACAGTTACGGTCAATTAGGTGGAGGAAACAACACTAGTGGCAACTCATCTCCAGTACAGGTAGGCGCACTTACTACTTGGAGCGCAATCTCTCAGGGTGCTAACCATATTACCTGTCTTAAAACCGACGGCACTCTCTGGGCTTGGGGTCTTAACAATTCGGGCCAACTAGGCGATGGCTCTACCACTGTAAGGTATTCTCCTGTACAGATAGGTTCGCTTACTACATGGAAGCATACTCCGGGCAAAAACAGCACTCCAACATCAAAATCGTCTTTTGGCCTACTAGATTAAGGAATTCATATGCCAGTTACAACATCAGGTGTCCAATACTCTGGTAGGTGGAACCTTCAAGCGCAAGCTCAGGCTCGCGCTGCGGGTAAGTGGACGGGGCTGGGGGTAGGTGTACCCGGTGCGATTTGGGGTTGGGGATATAACGATTTCGGTACAATAGGTGATGGAACTACCACTGTCCGCAGCTCTCCGGTACAAGTAGGAACATTAACTACATGGCTGACGATGGCAGGGGGTTTCGCCCACACACTCGCCATTAAATCCGACGGCACTATGTGGACTTGGGGATTAAACCAATACGGTCAACTAGGTTTAGGTGATACCCTTAACCGCTCTTCTCCGGTGCAATTAGGTGCGTATAACAATTGGGCTAGTGCGGCTGGAGGGAATGTAAACACCGCAGCCATTAAATTCGATGGCACTCTCTGGACTTGGGGTCATAACAACAAAGGCCAACTAGGTGACGGGACTACGGTTGACAAGAAGTCTCCGATACAAGTCGGCGCTCTCACTACGTGGTCAAAAGTAGCTGCGGGTCAAAACCACTGCATCGCCCTTAAAACAGACGGCACTCTCTGGGGCTGGGGGCAAAATGGAGGCGGTGAACTAGGCCAAGGCAATAACACCAACTACTCCTCTCCTGTGCAAATCGGCGCACTTACTACATGGTTACGCATCTCTTGTGGGCAGTACTTCAGCGCCGCCCTTAAAACAGACGGCACTTTATGGATGTTTGGGGACGGCGCTAACGGTCAACTAGGCCAAGGCAACACCACTAACGCCTCCTCTCCGGTACAAGTAGGCGCACTTACTACGTGGAGTAAACTAAGTACTGGGGCGTACAGTACTTATGGCATTACCACTGCTGGCACTTTCTACGCTTGGGGATATAACGGTTCTGGTGGTTTAGGCCAAGGCAACACCCAAGGCTACTCGTCTCCAGTACAGGTTGGAGCATTAACTACATGGTTTGAAGTCTCTGGTGGATCAACGTTCTTTAAAGGCACCACTACTGCTGGAGCGCTTTGGGTTTCGGGAAATGGCAATCAGGGTCAACTAGCCCAAGGCAATAACATTAACTACTCCTCTCCTGTGCAAGTAGGCTCACTTAGTACGTGGGGGCCGTTGCCTGTCCAGCCAAATAGCTATTCAACTGGCCCGATGATTCTGTACTAATGCCATAGAAACCACATAAAGGAATAAGCATGAAAGCACAACTACACTTTATGTCAGGTGTACCCCGCTCCGGTTCTACGGTACTGGCGGCGATACTGAACCAGAATAAGCAGACCCATGTGTCCACAACGTCAGGGCTTGTGTTTGCTTTGGACGGTATGGCTAATACGTGGGCCTCAA